CTAAGTCACCACCTAAGTCACCACCTAAGTCATCTCCTACCACACCACCATCAGGCGATTCAGGAGGTACGACTTCAGAATTTTGAGTGTCACCAGTTTTAGTACCGTATAATTTATCTATGTTATCAAATACTCCGGTATGTGTAATAATTGTAGGGGTATTCATTAATTCAGCACCAACAGCTTTTTCAACACGTTGTTGTTGTAAATCTAATTTAATTTCTTCATCTGAGAACCCTAAAATATTTTTCTTAGCCCAAGATACGGAAACAGGTGCAATACCTTCAACGGGCATAACAGCGTCTTTGTATAAAAGAACCTTTTCTTTCCACACATCAATCTTAAGTAAATCAGCTTGTGTTGATGGGTTTGTTAACCCTAATGTAAAGTTAGATAATTCATCTTCAAACCCTAATAAGAATAAATGTACAATCGCAATTTTGTTTAACTCAGCAATCATAGAGTTTTGTATTCTATTAATAGTTCTTGCAAATCTAATATCTTGTAATGAAAGATTTTTACCCTCACCAACTACCTCCTCAAAACCTAAAAAGGCTTTAGGTACTCTCAATGCGGTTAATAACTTTTTTTGTATGTATTCTATATCCGCAATTTCAGCTAAATTAGTTGCTCCGGGTAGTGTATCAATTGGGTTAGGAGCGTTAGGGTCTCTAACAGGTATAAAATAATCTTGGTCAACCGCCATTTGATTATACCTTAAATCAACATTACCATTTTTAGGGTCAGTAACTTGGTCTCTCTTAAATTTGTTGGCCACACGTTGTACATACGGTTCAACATCCTTATCATCCATATTACCGACAAAAACTTTAAAAACTCTTCGTTCAGGTGCTCTTGAAGTTCTATAGATTAACATAGCATCTTCAGAAAGTAAAAGTTGTTTCCAAATACGTCTAGCCTTTTCTAACATAGAAGTACCGTAAGGTAATTTTCTGTCATCACCCAATAATCTAAAATGAGCAACCTCCCAAGACTTAAATTCCATGTCTTTGGATTTCCATTTAAATCTTAAATTTTTATTTTCACTCTTTTCATCCGCCTTTACGTTTGAGTTTGCACTAGTCATAGTTCCCTCTAAACGTTCAATCTCAATATTAGGTAACTGATTACATCCAACAACACCTTTATCGGAATCTAACTTAAGATATACAAAATTATCACCGTACTTACAAGTATTTCTTGTCCACATAGGTAAATTAGTTGGAATATCTAATACGTTGTTAAATAAATCGGATAAGATACTTTTAATTCTTTTAGATTCAGAATAAATTTGTAAAACATAACCATTTTGGTCCGCAGTAGTTGATTCTTCACCATATATGTCTAAAGCCGCCGATATTTCAGGAGTATACTCCATAGACTCATAATCATAAAACGAAGCTAATCTAGTCGGTTCATAATAAACCGCTTGAGTATATAAATTATTTTCAATCTTAGTCCATTGATTGGATAAATAAAATGATTGTTGAGCTTCTAACTTTTCTCTTTCATATTCAGACTTAGATGTTGTTTTTAATAACTCTTTCTTATCTACCTTGTATGTTGGATAATCTTGATTTAATTGAGCATCCGGACCAAACGTCCTGTTTAACCGTTGCCACACTGTCATGTTATCTTTGTTTATTTTATTTTCCATACATCTAATTTAACTTTTTTTAAAAAGAATTAAATACTTACTTCGTACCCTTATTATTTTTATTTGAGCCGTTAAGTTTATTACTACTAAACTGATTATTATTTTTATCTACCTTAACAGTACTTATTCCCTGACCCGGAACTATTAACTTACTACCATTAAAGACTTTATCCGTTTTTTTTCTTCCAATTCTACCCATAGTTCTTTTATAATATAAATATTACTTAGTACCAAATAACCAACCATACTTAATATAATCATCTTTACTAACACTTTGTCTGTGTTGATTCATATCAATATTTTGGTGCATATTAGGTATTACCGGATTAAACTCCAATTTTTTATTTGACGTGTTATTGTTACTTACAGACCAAGAATCAATCATTGCTTTAGTTTGTTCAGTAACTTTAGTTAACTTTCCGAATGAACTTTCACCAACATAAGTACACATTGCTATGGACATAATTAAATCATCGTGATGACCTTTTTGGTGGTCAGGTCTTCCGTTTATATAAATAAACGTATTCATTTCGTCATATAATCTAGAACTATATATCTTAAATTCATGTCTCATTGATTCTTCAAAAGACGATATTATTTGTACACGTTTATTATTAAAATTTAGACCTGGTATTTTTTCGGCTGACTTTGGGACATATTTCCATTTATTAGATGTGTCGACACCATCAATATATAAATCCTTATACCCCATTTCTTGTAACTTTCTCGCGGTTGCAACGCCCATACCACCTGTAATATCTATAACGACAAAGGCAGAATACATATTAGCCCATTTGAATGCTATTTCAGCTATCACATCGGGTGGAACTTTACCAACATACTCTAAAACCTGTTCTCTATTATCGAAATCAATTATTTCAATTGAACTAAAATCTTCACTATCACCACGACTAACGTCAATACCCATAATATATTTGTGACCAACTACGGGCTCTTTCCAAATCCATAACATATTACCCATCATTTTATTCTGAGGTTCTCTTACGTGATTTTCCTTAATATCTTGTAATAAATTAGAATCAAATACATTATCACCTGAACCTAAAAAACTACATTCAATCTCCTGAGATACTTTACGTTTATCATACTTTAGTTTTTTAACCATACTTTCAAACCATGATGAACTTGGCTTATAACCTTCTGAAATAAGTTTGTCTAAATCAGAATAATTACGTTCTGATGGTTTTATGTCTGACCAATCAATAACATCACCATCATTTATATATTGTTCTTTATTTAAAAGATAGTGTATTATATTATTTGTTTTAACCATATATAAATCCTTAGTATATCTTGGGTCTCTATACCAAAACATTTCAGAAATTTTAAATTCGTTCATACTACGATTAGCTTGGTCATAAATTTCGTAATAAATTGGGTCAAATCCATTTGGTGTCGATACAACAATAACTTTACCACCTGTAGATAATGAAGCCATACAAGCAGCCCAAAAATCACTGTCAGCATCAATAAAAGCGGCCTCGTCAAATACCAAGATAGTAGGTGTAAACCCTCTCAGAGCATCCTTAGATGTTGCGACGGCTTTAACCTCACAACCATTAGTTAATTTAAAATGTTTTTGTGAATTTTTATCTTGTGAAAAATCAACTCCTAACCAAGAAGGCCATTGACCTATAAAAGACCTAATTTTATTAGCCATCTCTTGAGATGTATCTAATTTGTTCGCGATTATAAGTACTTTTTCAGGTTCTGTTTTTTTAGCAAATACTAATCTTTTTGATGCCCAAGCTGCGGTAACAGTAGTTACACCGGCCTGTCTATACTTTAACGCAATGTTTTCGTTAAAGTTTTCGTAATCACTAATTAAAGATTGTTGGTCCGGAAATAATTCTAAGGGTACGTATTTCTTTACTGTGTTGTCGTATGTTTCTAAATATGTTTTTAACGCGTATGCGATATCTTTTTGACACTTCACATATTCGATTAATATTTGTTCCTTTGTTAAGTTTGCCATTAATCATAAATATTTATTTGTTATCTTTAAACGCCCATAGGGTCATTGTCGTCATCTGGCATATCAATACCTAAACTCCCCAATAAACCACTTATATCAGGTCCACCATCCTCATCTTCGTCGTCATCATATTTGCCCATGGCCTCATCATAGTCTTGTTGTTTTAACTCCTGAACTATTTCATCAACCATTCTTTGTATAAAATCTTTACCCCTTTTATCGCCACTTAATATAAGTTTAGATATTTCTAAAAATTCCTTAGCGTTTAATTTAGAAAACCTAAAAAACAAATAATGTTGTAAATGTTTTTTACCTTCATCATATAATTGGTCAGGGTAAGTCTCGGTAAATTTTTCCCAAAACACAGGTCCTAATCTAGAGTCCCATATTTCTGAAGGTAATGTATCTTCAGAACCTAAAACCATCTCGGCTTGTCTAGGGTCATCAGGTAGTCCATGTGTTCCAAAAACTTCATAAACACCTTTAACTAATTCGTGAACCAATAAAGGAAATGTTAACGCTCTAGCTTTAACTGTTGGTGGGTCTGTTTCTTCATCAACTTCAGATTGACCAGCTTGTCCACCACCACTTCCGGCCATACCTTCCATATCCGGGTATAACCAATATAAATGTTCCATCAATGCTTGGTTAACCCCGTATAAGTTTAATAATTCGGAATCAACATTATTTAACTCCTCACCCACTAAAACATACATATGACCACCTTTAAATGCCGCCCCTTGTATCAATGAGTTTATTAACCTTCTTTTGGCCTTTTCTAAATTAAATTTTTCAAATTCATCAACAAAATCCTCAAGTTCTTCAGAGTGTTCCTCCGCCTCATCATTAGCTTCTTTAAAAGCCTGTTCTATTTCATCCTCATCAAATTCATCACTCTTAGTCTTCATACCCTGAGCCGCCGCCATAGGTTGAGTAACTAATTTAGCGTCAAATTGTAATGAACCTTCGGGTATACCCATTTCTTTTATAATTAAATCAACCGCTAAATTTTCTAAATATTCTTTATTCTGAGATTGAATTGTCATTATTTTTCTCATACCGTTCATAACAGAACCCATAAGATTCATAATTGGGTTATTACCCTGTATCATTTGAGTATCACCTAAATAACGTCTCACTTTATCAACTGAATCTTTGAACCTCTTAGATGAAACTAATTCAATGAAATCCTTATCACCTTCCGGCAATGATGGGTGTTCAGCGTAAGGAGTTTTTTTGTCAGTAATTTTTTTCTCAATACCCGGTTCCATTCTCTCAGGTCCACTATAATCTATAGGTGCTTCACTTATCAACCTATTAAGTAATTGTTTCTCTTTTTTAGTTAACCCTTCTTTAACCAATTTATTTTTTAATTGATTTTTCACTTTTATTCTTTTTTCCATTTTAATATTTAAACTCATGTTAATATTATTTTAATTTCATACCTAATTCATCGAAAGTTAACCACTCAGGCATTTTTTCGTTCTTAGCTTTAGGTGCTGGTTTAGGGCCGGGTTTAGGTCTATATGGTGTTGACGGTCTTTTAGGTTTTGTACCGGGTTTAACTGTAGGTCTTGACGGTGCAATCTCAGGACTTTCACTCACCAAATTTATAAAATCTTTTTTACTTATCTGAACAGGAAGGTGTTTTTCCACAATCTGTATTAATTTTTTTTCAATTATAGATTCGAATTTTAAATTTTCCTTTGTTTCTTTCTTCTTTTTCTTCGTTTTAGGTAACCCTTTTAGTTTGGTGTTAACAAAATCCATAACATCTTTCTTAGACATTTCTTTTGCAACTTTACCTGCATCACCTTCTTTTGGAGTATCTCCGTCTTGCATCGACTTAACAACACTGAAAAACTTTTGTTGTTGTTTCGAAACCGCCTTTTCTTTCATTTCACTTCTATTATTATCTGAATCATCATCCATACCGTCAGGTGCCATATCATCAGCATCGTGAGGAGTTTCTTGTCCGGTTAGTTTTTGCATAGATAAATCACCTAATGCATTAGACGATGTTATATTTTCAGAAACTTTATCTTTTACCTTTGGATTACCAAATAACACGTTAGCCAATCTACGAATATCATCACTTGTTGGGTTAACATTTTTTAATTTATCAGAAAGGGAACCTAATTTATCTTTCATATCGGTTTGTTTCAATTTATCCGATATCTTACTAGTACCTTTAGTTATAATTTTTGAACCAAAATCATTTACCATCTTTCTTACCTCCGGGTTTTCTTTATAATATTTTAATAATTTACCCCCTATTGTTTTAAGTCCATTAGCATATACATTTTCATCTAATTCATCCATGGTATCATCATCACCATACTCACCTTCATCTTCAATTGCCGGTTCAAACATTTTAACTAACATATCGAATTTATCTCTAAAGTAACTTCTTAAATAACCTCTTTTAGCGTGGTCAATCAAACCTTCTCTATCAGTTTCATATTCTTCCCAATCATCCCAATAATAATCAACAGCTTCAGATGCCGCGTCTTCAAGATTAGAATCAAATGGGCTTGGCATTTCACTAGGTTTTCCTAAGTATTCATGTATAGTCTTATTAAAATAACCTTGGTCAGAACTACCCCAACCATGACCACTATCTTCAGACATTTCACCTTCTTTTGGTTCCGCAACAACAGTACCGCTAGAAGTTTTACTAATATTATAACCTTGTTCGTCACCGGGTAGTGTTCCCCCATCAGGACCTATCTCATATTTAGTTTCAGTTGAAGTAACCGGTGTTACTTGTTCGTTCTTTAACTTATATAAAACGTCAATTTCCATTTCGGACATAGACATTAAAGTCTTTGCTTTAAAACCACTTTCAACTAATTTTAAAATCTTTACATTATTTTTCATACGTAACTTTTTTTTCATATTCTAAAACGAAATCTCTTTCGTATAATTTATCTTTAATCAACTCTTCGGTATCACCAAATCTAAACACCAATCTTTTTTTATTTGTAAAATCAATTTCACCATCTTCATCCTCCCAAGCTAACGATACAACATCATCTATAGCATCAATCATAGAAAAATAATCTGAGTTTTGAATTGTTATTAAAGATAAATTATCGTTCTTTAACCTACCAACTTTCTTTATTAAATCTAAATTGGGGGGAGCTGGATAACCATTAGATGGTTTTGATTCCCAGTTCTCCCCCCAAATATCATTAATATTCTCAGAAAATATAAATTCGTATATGTTATCCCCTTTATAGTCAGGACCTAATTCATTTACAAATATTAAATAATTCATTATAAAATCATACCCTTAGATGATATTCGGAATTTTGTACTATCACTTTCAAAAACTATATTTCCTTTGTTAGTTTTACCAACACACTCAGCTTTAGGGTTTTCCTTCATAAACTTAATTGACGCAACTTCTTGTGATATACTTTCAGAAAGACGTCTAGCTTTTTTAGTGTTAACACTTTTATTATTATTAACATTTTTTTCACTTTCGTTAATTACGAAATATTTCTCTAAAACACTATCAACTTTAGATTCTGAAAATATAGTTTCAAGCATATCACCCACTTTTTTAGTCATTTTAGATTCAACACTTTCACCTTTACGATATTTTCTATGTTTTCTATGTTCTTCAGCATCGTGGTGGGCATCTCTCTTCAACTTCTGAATTTGTACGTAGTCGTCTTCAGCTGCGTCACCAAAATAGTTTCCGTCATCTTCAGTCATCTCTGAAAACTCCTCAGTCTCATCATCTAATTCTATATCATCATTAAAATCAATTTCATCTTCAAAATCAATTTCATCTTCATCTTCATCTTCAAATTCAGTCTCATCTTCAGACTCATAATCCTCAAATTTATCTAACACATCTTCTTTATCTTCCTCATCTAAAGAACTTAAATCTAGAGCTGATAAAATTGAGTTTATAACATACTTAACGTCCTTAGATGACATTTCTTCACCTGAGTCTAATAAACTTCTAATTTTTTGACCTAATTTACCGGTTAATTTTTGAATAGATTTAAATGTTACTACCTCATCATCATCGGATTCATCATCTAACGATATCTCCTCAGTATCTTCAACATCCATATCATCATCTAAATCCATATCATCATCTATGTCCATATCTACGTCCATCTCAGTACCCATGTCTGTGTCCATTTCTGTACCCATATCTACGTCCATTTCTGTATCTGCGTCTACATCTAAAACAGGTTCCTCAACCGGAGCTGGTTTAGGTGTTTTTAACGTGTATTTTTTATTTGATTGTTCAAACAATGAAATATTCTCATCTTGACCTTCATTAATATTAACCTCTCTCGCAATTAAATTTAATCTTTTAAATGCTTGTGAGTATGATGAATAATGTTTTCTGTTTTCCATTCTGTCAAGATATTCAACTTCATCTGAAGATTCTGTTAAACTTCTTTTAATTACATAACCCACTTTTTCTTTTGAAATTATGTACTTATGTCCATCGGCTAAAGTCTTACTATAAACGATTTTTTATCTTCGTTGATTGGTGTGGGTTTAACTTCTTTGTATCGAGCAATTTCCATTATTCTAGAAATTTTATCCATACCTTCTAATTTTTCACTACCTATTGGTCTTAATCCTGCCATTTTTTCTTTTTATTTAAAATAATTATTTTATATATAAATATGCGGGGAATTAAAAATGTCCCCTTTTATTATTTAATTTGTAATGTTCCTCCACCCTGGAAGCGTACGATGCGGGTATAAGCCCAGTTCTTGTTACCTCCAATTTGTAGTGTTCCTCTACCCATTCCTTCGTAATCGCCTTTATTTCCTCGAATCCCAACTTAAATACCGATTCCAAAAATGACCAAATCTCGGCGTAACTAATGTGACAACGACCATCTTTTCGAGTGTAATCAAAAATAACCATACCATCTTTCATATAGAAAACAGTTCTGGGATATTTGTCCATTTTATACCTCTCCAAGTCTCCATAGTTATTCGTTAACCATTTCTTGGCGATTATATTTCTCGGTGTTGACGACTCTAACATCATTTCAGTTAAAGTTAGTTCTTTATCAATATACTTTGTTTTAAAATCAAAAATCTTACCTATATATCCGTTTCTTCTCAAAGTTTTGAATACAAGATTTTCATCAGAATATTCACCACCTTCTTGTAGTCCACTAGTCCTGAATTTTTTAATTTTGTCTTTCAACATATTTATTTTCTCTGTCATTTCTTCGATTGACCCATCTTTAATATTTTCTAAAATAGTATCTATCGTTTCCATCCACCGTTTACTTTTTTTAGTGATAGATTCTTTATCCACCAAAACAACACTATCATTTACCGGTTTAACGACCCACTCATCAAATAAGACAGAATAAACACCACTACTAGAATGGGGTTCATTCTCATTCTGTACATAAACCTCAACTTCATACCCATATATTGATATATCGTGTTCAGTATTAAATAAAGTTTTCTTTAATCTAAATAATTCTTCATACAATGGTTCCTCAATATCATTGAATTGTTCAAAATCTGCAATTATATGTAAATCGACATCAGAATATTCGGACCAATTGTAGTTAGATAAGGAACCGGTCATAGTTATATCACTAATAACCAAATCCACATCTAAAAATTCTAAAAATTCGTAAGTAATGTTTAATAACTTTTCTCGAACATCACCTTTTAAAGTGGGCTCACCATTATCGTCGTTATCCCAAAGCTTAGGGTTTAATTCGTCCCTTAACTTAAAACTACTAATTATTTTTTTTAATTCGCCCATTAACTATAAGTACTTTAATTATCGTTTAATTACAGTTTAACATATTTAAATGCTCTACCAATATTTGAGTTGAAAAATTTCCCCTGTGATTCGGACATTCTAAACTGAGTGTATATTTTATGTGGTACGTCAGAATACTCATATCGTGTACCATTTTTAAATTCAACGATTACTTTTTTTGTTGAGGTATCATACTCTGTTTTTTTTAAATTTGAAGACTCTATCTCGTTAAATATTTTAGTCCCTTCAATAATTTCTTTTTTAATTGCCATTTTATTTATTTTAGTGGTGTTTTATCATCTATCCTTTGTAATATTGGTGTAAGATACTCATTAAACTCATCAAAATCAATATCGAATATTCCTTTTAAATCAAAAAATAATTTATTTTGTTCATTACTAAATCTCTGAAAATTTCTCATAATGTCATTTGGGTAATACGGTGGTTTTTCTAAATCTTTCTGAGACCACCCTTCTCTAATGAATGCTAATCGTAAAGCATAATATATATCAACAATGTCTTTAGATGTGATTTCAAGGTATTTTGGTATGAGGTTTTTTTTATCCATAATTAAATTATTGTTTAAGATTTTTTTCTTCTATTTTCTGAACTCATACTAAAATTTATTTATTTTTGCCTTATGTTTGTTAATATAAATATGTTAAGAACATAAAAACAGCGTTTATATTAATTTATACCTTTTATAATAAATCATAACTTTTATTTGATAAAGTTAAAAAAATAAGTATCTTTGTATAAACATTAAAACATATATATGATAGAATCAGCAGATAACGGAGGTAAAGAAGAAAAAAATATTACCTCAGATAGTTCGACACCAGTTTTAGATAATTTCAGTAGAGATTTAATTAAATTGGCCGAAGACGGTAAATTAGACCCTGTAGTTGGTAGAGAAAGGGAAATAACACGAATCGCACAGATATTATCTCGTAGAAAAAAGAATAACCCAATTATATTGGGAGAACCCGGATGTGGTAAAACCGCTATAGTTGAAGGTTTGGCTAACATGATTTACGAAGGTAACTGTCCTAGAAATTTAATGGATAAACGAATTGTATCATTAGATATGGCTTCAATAGTTGCCGGCACAAAATATAGAGGTCAATTTGAAGAAAGAATGAAGGTAATCATTGAGGAAATTCAATCTGACCCTAACATAATTTTATTTATAGATGAAATTCATACTATAGTAGGGGCAGGTAACTCTTCGGGTTCGTTGGACGCATCTAACATATTTAAACCGGCATTATCTAGAGGTGAAATACAATGTGTAGGAGCAACCACTTTAGACGAATATAGAAAAAACTTCGAAAAAGATGGAGCATTAGAAAGACGTTTTCAAAAAGTTGTTGTTGACGCCGCAACTAAAGATGAGACGTTGACAATACTACAGAATATTCAGGATAAATATGAAACATATCATAAAGTTTCATACTCATATGAAGTTCTAAAACTATGTGTCGATTTGGCTGATAGGTATGTGACAGACAGAGAATTTCCTGATAAGGCGATTGACATTATTGATGAGGTTGGTGCTAGATGTCAGGTTGACGTTAAGTTACCCAAAATAATCGAAAATCTTAAAACTTACGCTCAGGACATAAAAAACGAGAAAATGGAAACTGTTAGAAAACAAGACTATGAAAACGCAGCTAATCTTAGGGACAAAGAACGTAGAGTACTTAACGAGTTAGAAAAAGAAAAGGATAGTTTTGAAAAATCATTATTAACCAATAGAAAAATCGTACCAACTGAATTAGTTTATGATGTGGTTTCCAATATGACAAAAATCCCAATTAGTAAATTAAATTCGGATGAGACTAAGCAGTTAACAGGTCTAGTCGAAACATTAAATAAAAAAGTTATTGGTCAAGAGGTTGCGGTGAAAAAGATTTCTAAATCAATTAGACGAAATCGTTTAGGCATTAAAGACCCTAATAAACCAATTGGTTCATTTATATTCTTAGGTTCAACAGGTGTAGGTAAAACACACTTGGCTAAAGAATTAGCTAAAGAAATGTTTGGAAGTGAAGATAATATGATTCGTGTCGACATGTCAGAGTATCAAGAAAAACATACCATCTCAAGACTTATTGGGTCACCACCGGGATATGTGGGGTATGACGAAGGGGGTCAACTAACGGAACAAGTTAAAAATAAACCATATTCTGTTATTTTATTTGATGAAATAGAAAAGGCTAATAAAGACATATTTGCAACTTTACTACAGGTGTTAGATGACGGCCATTTAACAGATGGTTTAGGTAGAAAAATTAACTTTAAAAACTGTGTGATAATTATGACATCGAACATCGGAGTTAAAAAACTTCAAGATTTTGGAAGTGGTATTGGTTTTCAAACAGGTAATAATAATTATGTTGAGGAAGAAAGAAGAGTAGACATTCTTAAAAAAGAACTTAAAAAGTTTTTTGCACCTGAATTCTTAAACAGAGTGGATGATGTTATCATATTCAATTCTTTAGGTAAAGACGAAGTTAAACAAATCATTCAATTGGAGATTGATAAACTCAGTGTTAGATTGTCAGAAATGAAATATAACATATCATTCGATAAGACAATAATTCAAATGTTATCTGAAGTAGGTTATGACACAACATATGGGGCTAGGCCGATAAAAAGAGCTATTCAGGATAAATTAGAAGACTTCATATCGGAAGAAGTTTTAGTAGGTAATATAACCGTTGAGGGGAAATATACTTTAATATCTAAAGATGGTGAGGTTAAGATTAAACCTAAACGAGGACGTGTAACAAAAAAAGGGGGTAAATAACCCCCCTTTTTCTTTGTGGTTAGGTTTATTTGTTGTATATTTACAGTATGACAAGCAAAATAACATATATATTAATACTTCTACTATTCTTAAGTGGTAAAAATAATGATGGGTACCTATCAAAAGGTGTCGAATCTGAAATTTTAACAGAATTAAAATATAATGTGTTTATCATTAAAAAAGGTGAGATGACTTTTAAGGTTTCTGAAACTAGACCAACATCATCCGACTTCTACATCAATAGTAATTTCTTCACTTCTAAAAACCCTATAGGTTTAGTCGTTGTAAACGGTAAGAGAAAAAATAGTAGAGTTAAAGGTGGTGGTTTCTTTTACGTTAAAAATGGTAACCCTTACATTAATAGTGGGTCGTGTCCTACCCGGACCGAATTCGCATCTCAAACCATATTATGGGGGTTAGATGATGGTAAAATCAATGATATATTAATAACTAAGAACCACGCAAAACAAAAAAGATATAGAACTTTAATGGGTCAAAACAAAGATGGAGATATTATAATAATATCATCAAATAGAATTGGGTTTGTTACGATTAAAGAAATTTTAAACTTCTCTTTAAAATTCGATATTATAGATGGAATACTGTTAGATGGTGGTACCTCTGTTGATTACAAATTTAGTGATAATAACGGTTCGACCACATTCAGTTCAGTCCCACATGGTTTAAAGAATACTTTGGGCATTAAGTCCCCAACAACATATATCCATGGAAACTTTAAATAGTTAAATACAAGTCATTTTTTTAACATGGTTAGCAACTTCCCTAATATAACCGTGAGAACTAATATTAACACCATCCCACCTTTCAGTTTTAAAATTAGGAATATAATCAACCACTATTTTTTGTTTAGATTTTGGAATTTTTGTACACTTAGTCTTTAATCCTTTTTTAATTCTTTCAGGGTCTACTGACTCACACCATGGACCCATAACCTTGTTGGCTCCCATGTTATATGCCGCTATTGCTATATCTAATGTAGCGTTACCAGTTCCCTCTTTTAAGTTTGATGGTTTACTAGTATACCCCTTTTGTCGAGCAAGATTAAAATTTTTCTTAATTAAACGATAGGCGGCATCTAAAGCCCCTATATCGGTAAATAAGTCAGATTCTTTAAGACCTAATTCTTCTGCTGTCGACC